TCCGCCCGCCAACTGGAGCTTGCCCCGCTCCCATCTTTTTCCCGTTTTCGTCCAGAATTTGCCCGTCTGCTTTTCGAGTTCCGCTTGATAGACTTCCATATCATAGCGGCCCTGAATTTCGTCAACCAATTCTCCAGTCCGCTCCTTCTGACGCTGAAGGGTGCGGGCGTCAATGGCATTTTTCTTCAATTCAGGGGGTAGATTAGCCTGATGCTCCATCCAGTTGATGTCGGCAAGGAATTGAGTCTGTCCGCTTCGTTTCGGCGGCGGTATGTCGAACCCGCTCGGATCAGCGAATAACTCCGGCTGGCTGTAGGCATAAGGTACTCCAAGCGGCTCCGCCGCCACTTCCCTTTTCTGCTCCTCAATAGCCTGGCGTTCTCCCGCCATCGCTTGAAGCATATTGGGGCGCGGTTGCAAATCCGAGACAAAGCCTTTTCTTTCACTGATAAGATCATCGAGAGATAATGGCGTCTCTTCCGACGACTCGGTGGGGGCTTGTTGATATTTGGCTATCAATTCATCGAGTGTTGCGGGCATTTTCCTACTTCAATAAATACGGTTGCAGGTCGGGTGAGGTCATCAACTTTTCCATAGGCACGCCAACTGAAATTGCCTGACGAATCTTAGCTTGAATGTGAGGCGGTAGGCCGGGGAACATTTGAAATAGGCCGGTTGCGGCGTCCGGGCCAGCAGCCCCCTGCCCGCCTCCTCCCGTAGCAGGTGCGTTTACGTCGCTCACACCCGCTCCTGTTGGCGGGCCGAATCTCTCATTTATCCACTCTTCAGTTTCATCCGCCAATTCGCCCGCCGTTACGCCAAGCTGGGATAAATTCAGGTTTGCCTGGTACGCCGCCGTGGCTGCGGGTATGTTCCGGCCACGCAGTTCATTAAATTTGGCCAATTTCTCCTCGTTAGTTCCCTGCCCGGTTTGCCTATGTACGGACGCAGGCACACCTGCTATCCAATCGGCATCTTGTGGCGTTTTCCCGCTCCTCTGCAATTGTTCTGAATAGGCAAGGGCGACCTCTCTGTCAATTTCACTTCGTACCGTTCCGGGAAATTCATAATTCAATTCCCGCATTTTTAGGTTGCGGGCCAATTCCTCAGCTTGTCTTGAGTTAATCTCTCCTACTCGCACTCTGCGAGCAACCTCTTTATCGATAAATCCCCATTGCTGCTGTATATTTGCGTACTTGCCTTTGAGTTTCATGTCATCTTCGGCAAATTTGGCGTATAGGGAATCGCGGAGAAAACTGGTTCTCCGGTCGTCCCAGCCCTCGGCTTTAGCACGGTCTAATAAGCCATTTTCTTTGTTAATCAAATCTTGCCGCTTTGACTCGTATTCTACTTCCCACTGCCGCTCAAGTTCCTCCAATAGGTCGTTGGACGGGTCGTCTAACCTGGTCTTTATCTTCTTGTAAATGTCCGCCTGGCGCGCCGCGTTGCCGTAAAGTTCGGTTATTACGGGGTCTTGGGCGGTCTTGCCATATTTGAACCGTCCGTAGTTTTGGGCGGAGCGAAGCGGTATGTAAGTACCCTCCGGGGTCATAATCATATCTTCACCCGGTTTCGGAGCAGACGTTAGAAACGTTCCCTCTTCCGGCACTTCCGTAGTTGTGCCAATTCCGTAAGGAATCTCTGGGGTGTAACGCATATCCGCGTCGCTTATCGCCGGTGTATTTGTAATGACCATTTTTGCCTCAGCTTATTGCAATTATTATGCCTCTACTTACCGTTACCGTGCGTCCATCCTGGGCGGTGAACGTGATAGTCTGGCCCACGCCATCGTCGGTGAAGTACCCGCCCTGCGATTCCACGCCGCCCTTTACCAACAGCCCGTCGCTGCCGTCCCTCGTATGGTGCGGAGCGGCGGAGATGTTACTTACTATGTTTATTTGGTTCGCCTGCTTGTTAAGCCAAACGGAAATGTAAGCAATACCTGAAATTGTTCCAGTCAAATAATGAATTACGCCAGCTGCTTCCACTTCCGACAAATACCCAACACCATAAATGGTATCGCCGGTCAGGTATCGAGTTACTACAAAAACAAGAGATGAAATTACCCCCTGTCCGGTAATGTTACCCGAAAAATATCTTTGAACTCCTGGCGAATAAGCGCTAACATAAGAAATGCCGGATATTGCCCCCGTAATATACATATCAGCTCTGGGCGAATCAGCACTAATGAAAGAAGTGCCCAATAATGTACCACTACAATATCGAGTTATTACCGGCGCAGCAGCAGATACGAAAGAAGCAGCAGAAACCGCTCCCGTCATATACTCATCGAGTCTCGGAGGAAACGCGCTAAGATAAGACACACCGGATATATTGCCTGTCGGATAATAAGTTACACCACTGCCGAAAACGGTAAATAATAAACAACTATCACTTAATATGATCCACGAAGACCCGTAATTCGTGCTTCTTATATTCTTGTGTTCGGTTATATTTACCGTTTCATTCCGCCAAGCTAATGGAGTTGCGCTGCTGGTTGACGTAGTTTCACAAATACAACCATACAAACTACCGCTATCTAAAACGGCAGAATTTCCAAAATTAAAAGATTGCCAGGCCTGACTGGTTACCCAACCGGAAGCATCTACCGTAATAGCGGCAATGGCCGTGCCGGTTGGCCCTGCGGAAGTGCAATTGTAGATGTTGAAATTCAGGGTGGATAAACCCGGTGTGCGGGTGCAAAGTAATTGCGCCGAGGCTAAAGAATAATGTCCTTGCGACCGGAACATTACGCCTATCCAACTGCTATTGTAAACAAATGCCGGGGCATCGTCTCCGGCGGTTAAAGATGCTATTATTGTCGGCATAATTAACTCAAAGTAGCCACAATAGACCCATCGCCGAACGTTACTATATCGTCGCTTGCCACCGTCTTAGCCGTTGCAACGGAGCCGAAGGCAAGGATATTCGCTGCGCTATTGGCCGCATCAGCCAAGAAGAAGTGAGTAATAGTGCCCCAAGCAGCAGTCGCAGACTGAAACGTAACTGCTACAGATAACGTAGCCGCGCCCGCCGCCGCGCTCGCCCAAGAAGCCGCGCTCGTTATCGCCCGTGCATAATTCCCGCCGGAAGGCTCGATAGTAGCAACGGCCAAAGTCGTACCCGTGTCGTCTTCCGATATTGCCGCAGTAGCCAATCCAATATAGATAGTCGGGGACGTATATGTAGCCTGGCCGAATACTACGTTCAAAACCGCATTTTCAAGATAATCGTTAAGTGAACCCATACAAAACTCTCCTTACGATGTTATTCCGCCTACTAACATCCTGTTAATAACCGCGTTACTCGTAACCGCCAGATGCACGAAAGAGCCGTCCGGCGAAGATATACTACTAAAAATGCCAGCCCCGCCCGATATTGTGCCCGTAGCCGAAATAGCCGCTACGTGAAGGGCGCTTACTATCGCCACCCCGCCGGATGCGTTCACGGACGTAAACGAACCCGCCCCGGCGCTGATTGCCCCCGCCGTTAAGGTACTGGCAATAGCCAAGCCGCCCGTAACGGATATTCCGGCAAAGGTCGGTATTGCCTGCTGGCCGAGCCGCTTATTCAGGCGCTGGATGGCCTGCCTAATAGCTATCGGGTCTTGTTCGTTTGGCAGCTTAGAGAGAGTCATTAAGCGCCCTCGTCAAGCCACTGCTCCGCGAGGTTTACGAAATCACTCATCGCAATATTCTGAGTTTGTCCCGTATTCGGATCGACGTAAGTAATCGGAGCACTACTGCCGGAAAATTGCGATAACTGATCCCAACCGCCCACATAAGTCATCATATCTAAAGAACCTTGTCCATAATTACCCCAATACAAATTGCCACTAATATCCATCCACAAGGCAGACTCACCTTGACTACTACCACCACCGCCGGAAGTACTACCACCACCGCCACCGCCGGAAGTACCGCTATCGCTACCAGCTGCTTCGGTTCCCGCTCCCCCACCATTTTCCCCCGCTGACGACGGGGGGGACGTAGGGTTTGAGTAGCCGCCCCCACTTGATTCTATCTGCTGCTCGTTAGCCTTATACTCGGATGCTATTGCGTCTGGTATTGTACCAAACGTAGGCATCATCGGATACCTCTGAGTAGCCTCGCCAAGTGCCTGCTGAGCCGAGGAATACATTTGCCCGCGCTGAAGTTCCGCCTCCTGAGCGGCCTTCATACTTATCTGGCCCGCCTTAGTAGTCGAGAATAGATTCCGAAGCGCACCGCCGCTACCGCCTACATAAGGCTGGATAAAGCTGCTGTAAAGATAACTCGGCTGTTGCTGAGCGTATTCGCCCCCAGGCTCATAGTATTGAGCAGCCTCTTCGTAAGGCTGTAAGCCAGCCTGGTATCTGCCCTGCTCTTCTTCTTGAGCGCCTGTAATGGCATCTACAAGGTCTGCATAGTAAACGCTCGTATCGCTACCTAACCACGAGGCTGTCATAATAAACTCCTTATTCTACTCTGCCCTTAACGGGCTTAACGTTAGCTACGAATTTTTCAAAACTCCACGTCTGATTCGACGCGATTGTCTGAGCCTTAATTGCTATGTAATTGCCTCTAACCTTAGTATTTATCTTCGTCTTGCGGCCCGTGCCCGTAAAAGCTACTGAATTGAAAGCCGTTGCCCCGTCCTTAATATCTTCAAGAACAGTCTCCGCGTCGTTACCGCGATAAAAATTCAACTGGCAGCCGTCGGTATCGTCAAATGCCCCGCCGGAAGCGCCGCCGGCAAGGGTAACGAACCCGCCGATCATCCTACCTTCAAGTTCAGGGTCTTGGTTCATAGGCATCGGGCCTAACGTAACGTAGGCGCTAATCGCCGCGTCCGTCGCACCGTCGTCATCGACTTTAGCAGTATCGTCGAAAGAGCGAATATACCCGTCCGCACACCCGAACAATAATTTCCGGTAAGCATCGTCGTCCGCGTTATAGAACATCATACTAATCGGGGCGCAGTTTGCCGGATAGGACTCAGGAAATATCCCGCCCGTGCGCAAGTCGAGCCAGTAAGCGGAATTGGTGTTGTCCACAACCTTAGTAATGCAGACTAAGATTCCGTGCCGAATACGGTCGTAGCCCATTGTAATTCTGTGCTGAGTAGGGTCGATAGTCTCGTCGTCTATCAGTTTGGGAATACTCTTAGCGGTAAGGTTTTCGACCGTGCCCCAATCCTCGCCGCCGGTGGAGAGTTTGTATATCCCGCCCGAACCGAACCAATAGATATTATCCTCAGCGTCCCAGCAGAAACTCTTAGGCCCAAAAATACCCGTTGATAGAGTTATCGGGTCAAGCGAGCCGCCTTCGGCGGGATCGCCCCGAATAACCCACATAGAATTAGCGCAACCAACAATAAGGAAATCGTCCTTGCGGGGAATCAAAGCCAGAATAATATCGCCTACCTTACCCACGTCGGCGTCATTGCCCGCAATGGGACTCTGAGAATCGGCGGAGACGTAATTCCAGTCGAAGGGATTGCCCTGCCTGCTCATATACCACTGGTGCGGGTCGTAAGGCGTACCCGCTAAGACCATCCGTCCCCGGTACAAACAGCCAAGCGTCGGCTTCGTGGGAAAAGTCCCGAAAGTCGCGCTCGCCCCGTAAACAGTCCAATCATAAAAGTGAGGAACGCTCGTAGCGGCCAGCGCAGAATTGAGTACAAACGATATTGCATTGCCGTCGTCGTCTGTGCCGGTTATCGTCTCTCCGTCCGTAAAGACCGCCGTATTCTGCGGGACTCCGTAAATCCGAGAGGTCGTAGCGCCTATATCCGTCGCGTAATCAACGACAATCGCCGCCCCGCTCGTTCCGCCGGTTAAAGCATTGCCAACATCGGGCGGATTCGCTCCTAACGCAGTTGTATAGCATCGAGTATTAACGAAGTCGATTATCTTCTGATTATCGCCATTGACTACGAAAACCTTCTGGTAAGCGCCAATAAGGTCAATAGGAAGGTTTATATCAATAGCGCCCCGCGAAACTGTAATTTCAGCCATCGTTCCCGCAGGCGATTCCAGATAGATACTGCTATTCGCTGCGGCGACGAGCTTCGCGCTTCTCTTGCGGTCGTCGGGATAATTGTTTGTAAAAGTATTCGAGCCGATAGTAGCAGCCCATAACTCGAAGAAATAGTCGATATTACTATTGGCCAGAAAAGTACCGCTTGAAGTAACGGCATAAACAGAGCCGCCGTAATCATAAGTGGAATTTCCCGCTATCCCCGCTAATAACTCTTCGCCTGCGCCTACCGATGAAGCAATCACAGTCGCTACATACTTAGTATTCCCCGCAAGTTGCACACCCGTAGCAAACGCAAAAGGTTGATAAGCCAAAGTCTGGCTCGTCGGCAGTCCACTAACATAAGCCGAATTAAAAGACGAGTCCAATAAAGCGTCCGGCAAGCCCGTTGATACTATCGCCGACCATAAATCAATTCGCAAATCGCCTTCGGCATTTGCGCTTCTTTGCAACTGAAACGCAAAAGACGAAATCATTGCCGGGAACAAGGGTGTGAAGGACATCCCATAATAGCCCCCAGACCCCCAGGTTGTCTGAGTTGCCGTGATTCCCGCTACCGTGCTGGTATATGATATGGCAGTAATTGTCATTTCAAGTTATCATTGTAATTTCCGTCATTGCCACGACGGGGAATCCCTGTGCCCTTTTCTGTTCGGATTATTTCTTATCCGGGCCGGGCCTCTGCCCGCCGCGTTTGCGTATCTCCATAACGTCGTAAGGGCGCACGTTGTTCAAGTGCCCGGAAGTGTAGAGCGGCTGCTTATCGACCGCCTCGCCCGTATTTAAGCCCAAAAATGGAAAAGGCAATTCGATATTCATAAGCAAAAATCCCTTGACAAAACGCAACGCTTATTAGACAATTTAATCCTATGCAAAAACGAACTTGTACTCATTGCCACACAATCAAATCATTGTCCGAATTTTATATTCAAAAAGACCGCCCATCAGGTTATAAAAGCTGGTGTAAACGATGCGCTAATGCTTCGGTGGCTACCTACAGGCAAACTGCGCAGGGCAAAAAAATTGTCTACGAAAACGTCCGCCGCTACAGTCATAGCAAAAAAGGCTTGGAAGCGGCGCACCGCTACAGACATAGCCAAAAAGGCTTGGAAACAGCGCGCCACTACTGGCACAAAAATTATACTCCCCAAATAGGACGCGCCCGAAATGCAGTTATGCGTGCTATAGCCACTCACAAAATACCTCCGGCTAAAACCTTACGATGTTTCGATTGCCACGCACAGGCAATGGACTACCATCATTGGCGCGGATATGATAAAATCAATCTTCTTAACGTCATTCCTCTTTGCCGCAAATGTCATCGAAACGCTGTCTAACTCATGCGCGCCAAAGAATGTACACGGTACAAAGAGCCACAGGAAAGAGGTTAATTATGCTTAGGTTACTTATGGGCAGGGGCCCAATTTCCGCCATATTCATCGAGCTGTTCGCGGTTAGGGGGAATCCGTTAGTCGCGGTAGCCGTAGTATCGAAGGTTACATAGACGCTGCTGCCCGCTTTTGTTTTAATCCAACATTCCTTACACGGCTGGCTTGAAACGTAAGCGGCGGCGTCAGTGGAGATAACCACTACCCCCCACTGTTTAGAAACGGTATCCCTGGTCGTATTCCAATATTTGTGTTCGTCCGCCACGGTACCCTCCTTAACTCACCAAGCCGGTGAAAATGGGCGCAGTGCCAATACCAGTATTCCAGACCAGGCGCACCGAATTGGCCGCTACGCTGTTAATGGACATTATCAGACAGTTTGGCGCAAAGACGTAAGTGCCCGCATCCGCGCCGACGGTCAGCGCAGTAAAGGCCGTCAGACTGCATATACCCAGCACAACACCGTTCTCAGTCTGATAAATGACCTTCAACGCGGAACTCGCGGCGTAGCCCGGAATCATTCCGCCCATTTCCTCTGCTAAATTACCTTTCGACATTTGAAAACTCCTTAGAAGTCAACCATATTCACTTCATTTAACCTGTATTCGCGAGTTATATCAATTACCCCGCCCATATTCTCGTCGTTGTTATAGCCTAAATTATGCGCCCTCCGCTCGTTGTCCTTCATTACCGCCTGCATAAGCAGGCCACTGGCCTTCTTCTCGTGAACGGACTGGTCAGGCGCAAGCTCGTCCAATTCGGCTTCGGCCTGAGCGATTGCCAATTCTTTCAAAGCCTCCGAAACGTCCGGGCCGCCGATGTGCAAATCACTGTCGTTCACCATCTTTGCGGGCCAAATCTCAGGAGAATAGTAAAGGGTATAAGCGGCATCAGGAGTAGGAAAGAACGTAACTATCCATTTCTGACCCGTTTCGGACGCGTGCTCGCCTGCAACAAGAGCAAAATAAGTCGGATAACCCGTAGTATCGGTAACGGCGCGAAACTCCTCTATCTGCTCATACATTCGCTCCCGCAGGGGCGGGTAGGCGTCGGCGGACGAGTACCTGAACGTGCTCTTTATCCGTACAAAGTCGGCGGGCAACTCATATTGCCACGTGCCGGACACCGTCGAAATCTGGCGGGTAGGCGTTAAGAAAGTCCAATTATGGCTAAGAAGAAGTCTTCGGTACGCCGCGTTTACCATATCCTTAGCGTCGGTAAGGTCCGTACCGGATACGCCGGACGAGCCATACGTGCCGGCGTACTTTGAAACGGCGTTGTAAAGCTCCGAAAATGAAAGTTGCAAACTTGGCATTTTTCTCTCCGCGTTTTAATAAGACGCAAGTAGCAGTGCGCACCACTACTTGCGCTTTGAAAAAGGGGAAACGATGAAGTCGTATATCCCTCCGCTTTTCAGCGGCCCAAAATCCCTTTTCCGATCCTCTCTACCGTAAGTAATTTTCTACGATTACTCTTTTGTTCTCATACCAAGCCAAACAAGCGTTACAATGTCCACACAGCTGCTTATTCCGCAAATACCAATTATGTGTTGATTTTCTACGGCACTCGTAACAGTGGCCGTGTAATCCGGCTTTCCTATTGGGCCGTTTCGGAAATGAAGTAATGGGTTGCTTTTTATGACACTTGGAGCAAATCTTTGTCTCAGGCATAACCCAGAATCCCTTTGCCTATGCGCTCCACAATATTAGGTCTAAAATACGGATTCTCAAAATCAAAGTCTTGCAAGTCTTTGATTTTTTCTATCGCTTGCTTAATACTCTCCACACTTCCGTCGGCTTGGATAACGCTTTTGGCTCTCATTCTGCCTTTTTGTCTATCCCCAACATTTATAGCGGGAATGTGAAGAGAAGCACTTTCTATGATTCCACTGCTGCTGTTGCCGATAATGAAATCCGCGTCCCTGAGTATGTCAATATACTGCATACGAGACAGATTGTCAATAACAGAAATTCGATTTTCCTTTTTGAGATTCTGAGACTAATTCTTTAAATGAGATGTTTCTTCCATCTGTAAGAGCAATTTGCGTATCTCCAGAAAAGCAACCTCCGGCACTATCGCCTTCCAC